TAACTTACTGAAAAATTGACTCGCTTAGGGTCTTGACATATTACCGAAGGACTTATACCACATTACCGAGTAATTTTGTCAGTACCTTGGTTGATGTTGCCAAGCGGGAAATTGTCAATTTAAGCGAGACATTACTGTCCGCTGTTGCGACTGTGCCGATATATCTTCCCTCCGCAAGATCAGCGTCAATATTTGTGGTTGTTTTGGTCATTTCTGAAAAGCTTTCATTAGTAGCCGCAGCCACAATAGACAAGTATGCAGCGACCGAGAAATCAGTTTCCCGTTCGTGATAAAGCCACAGATCAACTTCGTCCGTTGCTGTTATCGGCGTGACGTCATACCGGGCATCGACCGCTGTAACCTGGGTTCCTGTTTTATAGATAGTCAGATAGGGGCTTGTCGCATGGACAAAAACCAAATAAAGATCATTAAACCCGAATACCACCCCATTACATGATCCTGCCGGTGCAGTAACCGGATCAACAATTTTAGTGAAAGTATCTGTTAAATAATCTACCTCGTATAACGATGCAAATGGCGTAATCGCACAGCTTACAGCCATATGCGCTCCATCTTTTGAAAATGAAACTCCGGTTCCGTTCCCTGCCGGTAAATCTGTAGGGCTGGACAATTTAGCAAAGATGTCTCCTGTCCGTTTATAGGCCGAGACAAACGGTGTTGTGGTGTGTGCTATTACCAGGTAAGTACCGTTTTTGCTCCATGCGCAACCTTTGCCCGCACCTGTAGGGATTGTAGCCGGGTTGGTCAACTTGTTAAAAGTATCTTCCGACCGCTTATAGATAGCCATGAACGGTGTTACATTACACGCTAAAGCCAAATATACCCCGTCGGGTGACCATGAGATACTATTACATTGTCCGGGTGGTAACGTTGCTGGGTTAGCAAGCTTATTGAATACTCCGTCCGTGATCTTGTAGATATAAACAAACGGTGTATACGAACAGGCCATTGCCAAATACGTTCCGTCGGGGGAATATTCCATATCGTAAACATAACCGCTTGCCGGATAGCTTGTCGGAACAGTTACCGCCGTGAAGTCATCGCCGGAACACATATAATGAGTCTGCCTATAGGTGTTTCCGTGGCCGACGGATAAATATTTGCCATCCGGTGAAAACGCTACGCAATAGCACGCTGCACCAGGCATAATGGTTGGATTCGATAATTTGATAAACGTATCTCCGGATCTTTTGTAAATTGCCAAATATGGTGCTGTAGAACTCACTATTGCCATGTAAGTACCGTCTGCCGAAAAAGCAACGCCGTTACAGGTTCCAGGAGGAAGAGAAGAAGGATCGGATAATTTAATCGGAAATACGCTGCTTCGGACCGTACCGGCACGCAATTTACCTTGATCCAATAAGGCATTTGACCGGTATACAACCGCTCCCTTCCCGAAAGAGTTTGTAAGAGCCGGGACCGTAAGGACATTATCAGTGATACTGGTTAAAATAAAGCTCTCTTTTTTATCGGATTGCTGGATTGTGTACTCTTTTTTCGCGGTGAAGCCCGTAGTATCATCTACGGTGATACTTGTCGCGCCAGAAATAATATCAGCTGTTGTCCAGGTTTTTGTCGTGTCAATGATTCCAGATGAATAATTATTCGTGCCATCGAAAAGATCATATATTTTGTTACTGAGCGGTAAAGACTGCGGCGTTTCTTGGCTAATTTGATCTAAATGGGCTAATTCGTTTGCAAGACATTTGTTCATAACCTCAAGATTCTTTTGTAAAGCAGTAACGAGTTTGCTTAAGGTGACACTGTTGTCCGGCAGTCCTCCTAAGACAATGGAATCCATCAGGGTTTTAAATCCCCTTAATATGGCTAAGAGCGATCCTGTCCCGACGCCTTCTATTTCCGGAACATTCATTTGATCAACCAAACTCTGACCTTCGTCCGAACTTAGGATAGCGTAGATTATTTCATTTACTTTTGTATATAAGGCATCAAAGTCTTGGTCAACTGCTTCGGCGTCTGCCGGGGTGCCATTGACAAAGTCGTTTTGTCTTGTCACAGTTGAGATCATGGTATCACCTCACCTTTTTAAGTTTGTAAACTATGCCATACCCGTAAAATTCAAAAGGATCAGTCGTTGAACCGAACTTGATCCTAAAATAATTGTTTTGGTCAGATAAAGTATTCGATTGTTTACCGGGTGAGTCAGATCCGCCCCATAGCTCTCCCCATTCTCCCGAACCCCATTCCATATAGCCGTCTGTATATTCGATTATGATTGGATTGGTATATCCGGTTTCATCAGTTCCGAATTGGACATACATTTTGTCTCCCTTGGCCTGTTTTTTATAGTAGGTATAGATCCGCTTAATTTTCTTTTTTTGGCTTCTGCGGCCCATATCTACGTCGCGGCCAATGCAATATGATTGTATAATTTGCCCGTTAAATGTCGTGGAATTTCCATATAACATGGTCCCGGCATCCACGCTGAAGTACAGTTTATAATCCGGGGTAACGTGGAACCATTTTGGGGCATTCGGGAATACATACTTGGTGAAGTTATCTCTCCGATAATCATAAATAATGATATACGATCCGATTTTAAGCCAATACCTGCCGTCATAATCGGCACTTACCGGAATGTCCCCAGGGCTTACAGAAAGTAACGTCTTGACTCTTTCCCCGATTGGATCTATATTTTTTTCTTTTAGGATGGTCGAATACTCTGTGTAAGGGAAGACAACATATAAATCGTCATGCCCCAAGAAAACAATCTTGTCATCCAAAAGTTGAATTGTGTTCGGGTATGGGCATCCTCTTTGGTTATGGACTGTTCGGAGTATCCATTCTGTGGGTTCTCCGTCGCATTTAAGCATCAAGACTGAACGTTCTTTGATTATTACGATATAGTCATTTAAGAGCCATAGACCGGTAATTTTATCGCCTGAGTCGTTGCAAAGAATATAATTATCAATAGGAAAGGCTTCTGGGCTATCTAATTTAGAAAAATACAGCATTGAATTAACCGCTGTAAAGATCCTGTTTTTATGCTGAAGGATGTATTTGGCTTTACCCGGAGGATCGTTGTCTATTTCTAGAACATCACTGACAACAAGCACTTCAGCCGAGATATTATCCGTAAAGGTTGTTGTCGTGTTGTCTGAAATTTCTCCAACATACCAAGAGTCTGTTACAGAAGAACCGCCCTTGCTTAAAGTAGCGTAGGCATATATTTTCCGCTTTACTATGTTCGTCCCGCCGGTCAGGATATTGGTCAAATTGACTTGTTTGCTGGCTGGAGTTACAGATGTTGATATAGGGGATGAATTGCTCTCTTGACCTTTATTATTGACAAAGGTTACATAGTAGGCCCGCTGTTCAGCCGGTGTTCCTGCTGTCGCACTTACAGTCGCCGTACATGCAGACGTAGGCGCTTCTACTCCCCACACTTGCTCGTATGTTCCGTCCCAAATAAAGGCGTGATTTTCATTGATACAGAACAATAACCCCTTGAAGGTTTCAAAAGATAAAAACCCGGATATCCCGGACTTTTTTTCTACTCCATCAATATAAAGTTTATCTCCAACCTGCTCTACCAGTTGGGTTGACCCGTCCTGTTTAATGAAGGTATATGCTCGATCTGAGGCCCGGTTATTAAAAAGTGAATACCCTTTGCAGGTTGAGACTTTTCCCGGAAGGAAATCAACGTTTTGACAATCCTGGACTTGATTCTCTTTGATCAAGTGTGGCCTTGTTCCGACGTTAAGGCCCCCCGAAAGGTCTTTGGCTTCGTATAATGATTTAGTTGTCATAGTACACCGCCTTAACGGTCTTTTGCCTTACTTTGTTTCTTATTTCCTCAATCATGAGCGACTTTTTATTATTGAACTGCCTTTCGTATCCCTGGGCTTGTTCCGTTTCTTCGTCCGACTGCTTAAACCGCATAGCGCCGAATAACACTAAAGCATAGTGATAGTTTTCGGGAATATCCGTAGGAATGTCTGTTTCTAATGATAATTTGTTTACCTTGCGGTAATAATAGAGATCTACCGTTCCGGTTCCCGGGTCAGAATCAAAGCTTATTTCATTCGCCCATGTTGTAAATGTTTTATCACATTTAACAATAGAAAGGCAGTCCGAGGGTATGGGGTAATTACTTGTGCCTGATGTTGTTGTTATCGTTGTCTTGGCTTCAATCTTAAGTTTATCGGTTAGTTCGCTGATGGCATCATTAAACCAAGGCAAAGCAGTATCCCAGGTTATTGTTTCCCCTGTTAATTCACGAAGAGCAGTCAACAGACTGCTCCCGTTCATACTTCCGGTAGATAAAGTTGATCCCGGGGAATCGGCTCCGTATTTCGTTAGTCCATACTTGGCCATTTAATATCCTCCCCTTTACATTGCCGCAGTTCTTCCGGTTTCAACCCAAGTGGTTCCGTCTTTGCAGACAAAATTAACAACGAATACCTTCGCTGTCGTTGTTCCAGTTGCAAGAGTTCCGGTAGTTTTAAAGTTTGTTCCCCAGGTTAAGGTATAGGACGTTGTTCCGCTTGTGGTTACGATAAAGCTACATCTTTTCCCTGCGTATCCACCCGAAGCATTGAAAGTGCATGCTCCTGCCGGTGTTATCGTAAACACTTCAGAGTCCGTCATTGTAACAGCAATCGTCCCGGAGGTCGCTAAAGCTACTGCGGTATTTCCTTTGTATTGGCTGAAGTATACAAAGTCATTCAATTTCTTCAAAACTGGATTTGCTTGTGTGTTTACAGGGAAATAATCTCCGCCGGTAAAGACATCTGATGAATAATTATCTACATAAACGCTCGCCCCGGCTTCTTGTGTTCCATCCCCATAGAAACGGTGCAATGTCGGGCTGCCGGTTTTTGTGTTATCCCGATGTTTTACGCTGCCAATACGAATTTTTGCATCATAACCGAGTTTGATAAAGGAATAATCGGTTATGTTTGCAGCATCGAAGGTATCGAATATCGCGGTTGCTGAGTTGATTTGTACATTACCGCTACCAACATAAATCATGGAATCATAATCGGAGTCAGCGACATAACCCTCAAGGTGCAGGCTCTTAATAACGAAGTTTTCACAATCGGGCATTACTAAGCCTTGCTCGTAATTCCCGTGTTCGATATTGATTTGTCCGACAACTCCATCGGTGTATCCAGCAAAATAAATTCCGCAATACGCGCTAAGTTTTGTTCCAGAACCATAGTCATCCCAGTTCACACAATAAAGGTTATCTATCGAGCAACCGGTATTTCCATTACCACCGAACCAAAAGCCCGAATGGGTGAACCGCGTCGAGCGGATATCCTGAATCGTTGCGCTGAAGATATTAAAATCTTCGTTATAGATCCCGTCAGAGTTATTTTCGAGAAGAAGTCTGCCAATAAATGAAACGTCTTCAACCGCCGCAACGGTTTCTAATCCATAAGCATAAGGGGATGAGGGCAAAGATGCGTGGCCGATATAGCAATCGGCAATATAGCATTTCCCACCAATACCAATTACGGATTCGGCATCGGTATATTGAATAATCCCACCGCTTAAACAACCAGGGCCGGTTATTCTTTTATCGACAATACTTAATTTGGATGTGATCTTAAAGTATTTTCCTCTTGGGATATCCAGCCATCCATAAGTATTTAGAATTGCTTGCAATGCGGCGGTATCATCTGCAATGCCGTCACCGACAGCTGCCACCATAGGCGCGGGCGGATAAAGCGGATTGATACCGTATTGGTTACTTTTTACTGGGTCAAGTGCTTCAACTTGTTCAGTAAGTGTTGCTACGGCTGCCGTGGCAGCTGTTGCTGCTGTACTTGCTGCGTTTGCTGTGTTTGCTGCGCTTGTGGCTGTTGATGTATTTGTTGCAAGTTCTCCTGCCACTCTTAATAATTCGGTTTGCGTTGCTATCGTGGCATCTTGGAGATCGTTTATGTCTTCGGATAAGATATCTGAAATATAATCCGTTTTTCTCGTGAATGAATCTATTGAGGTGGGGAATGTTGTAGGCATTTCAGATCCTCCTTACATATCAAGAATCATAATCGCGTAAGATGTTCCAGTTACGTTAGAAATCAGCGATAATGTCTGCGCGGTGAGCACCTGCGGGAAAACAGTATTAGCAGGTACCAACATGGCATTCGAAGCTGTTGCTGCCACATTATCGACTGATTTTTCCTTGAAATACATCGGCTGTGCTCCGGTGTTAGATAGCATGAATTTGCGTGATTTTATTGCAACCGTTGCTTCCGTTCCCGCTAAAGAAGAATTTATGATTATATCTTTTATTGAATATGGTTCGATGTAGCTATACATGGACTTATCCCTCCTGTTTGGGTTGTTAATCAAAGTAAAAGGGAACCCTGTGAGGTTCCCTAAAGTAATTTTTCAATTAGTGTCTTTTGCGCGTTTACTGCGGCTACTAGAGCGGCAATATCAGCGGCAATCTTGGTATGATCAGCGTCACCGGCTGCGCTTGTTTGAGTAACTGTACTAAGGGATGAGGTAATTTTTGTTCCGGTTGAATCTTTAAATCCGTTAGGAAATCTCGTTGCCATTCTATCAACTCCTTCAAAGGAATAAGGGAGGGGAATTAACCCTCCCACTTGTTACGCTGGATTATGTCCGTATATCATTCTTGAATCACTCCAACCCATGATATAGTCCATATAGCCGATATACTCCTGAATTAGGGGATTATCAGGCTTATTAGGAATAACCATAGGCGAGGTAATCTCGACTAGCTTCATGTACTCTTTTAGGAGCAGCGAATCAGCTACAGCCCACTGTTTTGCGGTGAATCCTTTAATGGGAATAAATTTCATTCCATAAACAGGATTTGCTCCATTCTCAGCAGATTCCGGTATTAATTTTGCTTCTTTACCGAAAAACTCAACAGCTTTTGGCTCAAGTTCGGGGGAAATAAGACAAAGATCATAGTTGCAATCAAATGGAAGCCCGTCAAAAGTAACAAATCTTTGTGCTGCTGTTTGAGTTGCCGTGATGGACGATATTGCAAACGTACTCGTGCCAGCATTGGAATAGGTTGCGGCTCCAGTTTCGTTATTGATCGGATGTGATGCCGAAAATAAAGGAACGCTGTCTGAACCGGTATAGGCCGCATTCCATCCGTTAGCAAAGAGATTATAGAAGTCTCTTACCTGAGTCATAGCGAGAGAATCGGCCATCTTATTTCCCGCTTTTTTAGCTTCGCCGGATTGGTCAACCTTTGCATATTTATAATGCACAGTTGCCTTTGCGGCCTTTTCTTTCGGGGTATAGATGGTTTTAAAGCCTCTCTTTTGGTTCAATTCGGTAATGAGTGTGCCGTTATAATCGGGTACATACCCATAACCACCGATACCTTCATCAGCGTATTGGTTCGAGGTTTTAAGGGCTTCGTACCCGATTACGGATTTAATAAGGTCCGTTCTTTTGTCGTACCTATCCTGGAATCGTTTTAAAACGACAGGATACATATCATTAGCCCATGTTAAAACGTCTAGCATGTTATATCACTCCTTAAAATTTGCATAATAAAAACGCCCCTTAAGGCGTTTAGGTTAATTGCTCGGTTTATGCGTGGCCTGCAAACTGGTGAACATTGGAGGCAACTTTAACCAAGATTTTGTTGTTTTCTAGGTCGTGGCCTACAACAATCAGACAGGCTCCGGCAGCTGTCCCAGCGGCAGGGATGGCAATCCCCATATTATGATCAGTGTCTGTGGGTGTTGGAAGAACGAACTTTCCACTAATCGGAGGGAATAGATACGCTACATCACCAGTGATCGGGGTTCCAACAGCTACGGTAATAATACCGTTTGTGCTGTTTACTGCGTCATAGGCGGTAATATTGATAACATCACCGACATTCTTGGTCATTGTGGAAGATGCTGCTTTGGTTTTAATCTTGATCTTCCCGCCATTTAACAGTTCGTCGCTGCCGGTCGTAGTTCCAGAGATAAGGTCGGTGCATCCCCATGTGCCAGAGCCAGAGCCAGCAGTAAGTGCCGAAGTGGTGATGGCATCAACCTTAAATACTGCCGAAGGGCTTTCATAAATTTTCATTTTTACTTTGCCATCATTGGCAACTTTATCTTCTGCAGCTACTCCAGCAATCGAAGTATAGGTTGCGGTTAATGAGGTCACTCTACCGCCTAATACAGAAGCAGCAGGCGCGAGTAATTTAATTAACTCGCCTTTTCTAATATCGTTTGCGTCAAGAATATCATGTTCTCCCATTACCGGGTATGTTACGCCGGATAGATCATATGCGTATTCAAACATTAAAAATCAACTCCTTATTTGATGTGAGATAAAAAGTCGGCATACTGTTTTTCAGTCATGCCGTTTTCTTTGGCTAATTTTTTTTGGTTATCTGTAAGTCCGTAGTTACCTCCGGGTGAACCGCTGTTCTTTCCGCTCCCCGTTGAACGTTCTTCTTTGGATTTTACTTTTGCGATTGTGGCCGCTTCAGTTTCGCCAACGAACTCAACAAAATCTTCATACAGCTCTACCAATGGGAGGTTTTTCCCTTTGGCAAACTTAACGAATTTCTGATCTTCCAATAGAGCCTTCAGGTCAACATCTGAGTGTTTTTCCTGCATGGCTGCTATTTGCTCATTGACTTTTTCGTCGGCCTGTTTGCGCGATTCCTCCGCCTGTTTTTGGGCTTGGCGTTCGCCCTTTAGTTCTCCAATTTCCTTCTTTAACTCCTTGATTTCTTTCAGAAGTTCAGGGGAAGTTCCCTCTGTTTTTGCTTGTTTCTGCAGCTCTTCAAGTTCCTTTTGTGCCGTTAATTCAGCCCTGGCAGCCTTAATAGCAGCTTTTTTTTCCGCTGGAGTACCGGTAAAATCAAATGCCTCCAGTTCTTTTGCAATCTCTTGAAGATCGTCATAGTCGGCTGGCTTTTCAGCTTTTGCCCTGGCAAGTCTTTCCTGGACAATTGAATCGACCTTTGCTTGTTCTTCCGCTGTGAACGTTACATTTCCGCTTTCATCAATAGCCATGGTTCTCCCTTCCGTGTTTAAGGTCCCGTCAGACCGTTAATTCCTCGTCTTTCCGAGTTGCCAGCCTCAGATTAGGCAATAAAATAAGCCTCGCGGCTTTAATAGGGGCAATCCCTTGCTTTATGAATCATTTTCACATTCCACCCCCTAACATTCCGTCAAGTATCTCGGGGTGATTCTTTAACGCTTCCATTTCTTCTGGGGTAAACTGCGACATTATATCGTCAATATTAGGCTCGCTATTTACCACGCCATTCCCTAAATTGTTATTGGGAGGCATTGGGGTAAACTGCTTTTCAAGATCTTCCTTAATTCCTTTTCGATTAGGAAGATCCATAATATCAACCATCGCCTGTACAATCTTGTAATTCTGAGGCGTAATATTGATTTTTAAGAGACTTTCAGTCGCCGACAAGGTAAATGCTTTGCTCTTTTTAATTCCATCCCCAGCGTGGACTGTAGCGTCAATACGGGGATAATAATACATTGCTTCACCCGCTAGGTCTGTTTGTTCAATATCTAATGACCGCATTTTATTGGCATTATACATAAAAGAAATCGGCCCTTGTGTTGGGTCAATATTTTGATAAGGTTGATTAGCTACTCTTGTCTGTCCAAAGTTTTTCTTAGCCTCTTCGGTTTTGGCTCCGATAAATATTAGCCGAGAATCATCATAGAATTCCAACGCTGTCCAATCTATTAATTCGTATAGTCTTTCAAATCCTGTGAGTCTGTCCGCTTTTTTAATTGTCTTTCTGGCATCGGCCTTTTCATTGAGTTGAGCAATACCAGAGGCCGTTGTCACTCTTACAGGTTCTTTTCCGCTGGATGAATCAAAGTTTCCGACTGTTTCTTGGATGAGTTCTCGGATAAAAGTTATTGTTCCCTTAAGGCCTTCGTTATAGCTTCCAAGCCCCCCAAGGCGTTGTACTGCATCTGACTTTCCTTGTTTAGTTCTCCATATTGCACCCGGAAAGGCATCTACTTCCTCAACTAAAGCCTCCTCCTCCATCAAGATTATGTCATTTCCCATAAAGGCATCATTAAGCAATGTTGTGGATAGCTCTCTGTCAGCTGCATCTGTGAGTTCTTTTATCGGGGCTATCTCTGACATATCCCAAAAGCTTTGATCTACTGGAATTTTGCAGTATTTTACGAACGGATATGATTTGTTTTGCTTGCCGGTGTTTTCCCAATACTTAGGGATATAACGAATTTCCCTTTCGCCAATAAAGATTGAGCAGGCTATGTCCCCAGCTTCCCATGATACTTTTCTTTTTACTGTTCTGCCGTCGATTCCATATTCCTTGGTGTCGCTGCCCTCTACCGGTTGCCTAAACCAATGCTCGACGATCTCTAATGTATCATCATTTATGTCTTGGGTTTGAGAATTGAATATTTTAGTATCATTTCCGCTGTCTAATTCATGGACGGATAACCCTAACCGGATTAAATCTTTGGTAAACTCTCTCGCTACTTTCATCTTGTGCATTGGATAAACGTAATCTAAGAATTCACAATCATCTACTTCTACCGCCGACGGGTCAGGAAAGATGTTTGGTGGTGAGGGGTTGCCGATAACGATTTCTCCATTGTATCCCGGCCCGGTTATGCCGTAATTAAATGCAACCTTCCATAGAGCGTTACCGAGTTTATTTAACCGTCTTTCGTTGTCGGTGTTCATGTTTTCAAGTTTATTATTCTCAGCCACGAACCGGACAACATACTCCCTTTGTTTGGCCTTAACGCTGTCTAAGTCGTCATCCCTACCGCTAAACTCAAAGTCTGGGACATCGGGAATGATTTGACTCTCGACATGAATAAAGGGGTCTGTTATTACTGCCGGGATGTATGGTATTTTTCTTTCCCTGCATGCCTCGGATATTTCTTTTTGGGCTACATGTTGGTTATTGTAATACTGGTCATACATTACCCATTTTGCCGTTTGGGGTGACCGGTTTGTTTTGGCATACTCATAGAGATACGGGATTGTGACCTCTCTGCTCTCTTTTGTGGAGTAGTCATACATACGGCCCAACTCTATGCTTTTGCCCGTGATTGCCTGGGCTACTTTTCTGACTGTATCTTTTATCCCCATGTTTCACCTCGTAAAAAATAACACCACGTAAGGTGTTAGATTATTCTTTTAGGTTTTGGTTTTAGCTTGTCGATGAGCTTTACTTGTTTATCTTGCGCTTTAGGTTTCGCCGGGCACGGCCTCCCCGCCGTCCAGTATCTTAGTGCATCAGGGGCATGGGTTAATTCGTGAGGCTCAGTTGCGCAATCGTTAGCGTTCTTTTCATCCCTTTGTATTTTAGATATCGAGTTTATCAAGTTTGTGCAATTATCCCATATTCGTAGATCGGACGTTTTATCTGCATCTCCTGTTTCCATGTTCGGCCTATCGTAAGGTTTTAGCCACTCCTTAAGGTTCATCCAGCCAGTAACTCGGTCATTGCTGGCGATAAATAAGCTTATACCGTTTTCATAAAATAGTTCTTGTAAGCTCTTGCCTGTGTCTTTCTGTTTGTTTCTCATGTCAGGCGGTGCGATGGTTTCATAAATTTTGTCGTTGCCGTTGACCTCTTTTATTCGCCTTGCTGCCTCAGAGACGATTAAATCGCTTTCGTACAGCTCTTTGTAGACCTCGGCGCGCCCTTCGTTATCAACGGACACCCAGTAACAAGCCAGCATATCTAAACCATAGTCAAATACTCTGTACCGCTTGTGATCTTCTGGTATGATGTGAGGCTCGATAACGTGGATCCCTCTTGTAAACTCCTTAAAGTATGTTCCGGCTGGCTTTACAAACTTCCCTTCTCCAAGCATTTCATACATTTCTGGATCAGTTTGTTTTAATTCCTCGATGTCGGCCTTTTGTTCCGGGGTAAGGTATTTATTGTCTTTGTATGTTGTAACAACAACCAAACAAACAAGAGAGACTATTTCTGTCCCTCCGCTGTCGTTTTCTATTTCAACTTTTATGATCCTCTCAAATACTTTTGGTCGGCCATCCTTAAACCATTCACAAACCTTATCGGGAGGCTTTTGGAAGAATTCTTCGTTGATATAGCCGTCTGATATAATAGGGTTCATTGTTATAAATAGTTGCCGATCTTCTTCGTTACCTCCCCTAAGCTGCATTCGCAAAGCCTTAAACTGCTTATAGGTTATGTTTTCTCCTTCTTCGTACCAACAAGCGGTTATTTCGTTAAGAGATTTTACTTGCTTCTGCTGCGCTTCGGAGTGATAGCCCTTGAATATTACTTTATTGCCGGTTACTTTGTGCGTAACCTCTGCCGGTACTTTTGTGCTGCCAAAAAAATTATCCAGGCCAAATTCACCGGTTCTTTGCTCTATACCGTTTTTTACACCTTCGCCGATATTTGTTTCAACATCTTCAACGACAAGCAGCTTATAATTCTTTTTATTATTCAGGTTCATTACAGCCTGTTGTTCCATATAAAACGACTTCCCGGAGTTACGGCCACCAACTAGTATCACAACGGGGTAATTCTTTCCTAGGACATAATCAAAGTATATTGGTAGGACCTCAACCTCGATTTTACCCTTTTGTCTATCTATGGTGGACACTTTAAGTCTCACCCCCGTAATTTTTGACACTATTTATTGTTTTTGTCTTTAATGAGTGGACATTTTCATTTATTCTGACCTTTTTATAGTGATCTCCGGCATTTCCTTAACATTGAGATCCATCTCCTGTTTATCTCTCCACTCTTTCGGTTTACGATTCTTTAGCCAGAATATCTGTGCTGTTGTGTCGGGCTGCACTTCTTTTGTTACTACCTTGGTGACCTTTAATTCCCTGACTACCGCCCCGTATTCATCCCTTACCGGCTCATCGTGCAGATCCCTGGCGATAACAAGCTCTCTTGTAACCTCATCGTATTTATATCCATTTGCTCTTTTATATAACGAATTCTCGACTTCAGCATCAGCAATTTCTTTGCCCCTTTTTAAGGCTTCTACAATCTCCATATGTTCGACCTTATATTTAGATAGGGTCGATACTCCAATGCCTAACTTAGCGGCAATCTGCTCCTCTGTGAGTCCGTCACGGCACCAAGCTTCAACCAGTATTAATTTTTCTTTTACATCTGGCCATTTACTTTTAGCCATAACTCTCAACTCCTAACCCTGCCCAGGCAATAATTTATTATCCTTTACTAAAGCGTGTAATCCCCTGGCAAATGTCTCAACCACTTCTTCCTCGTCGTCAAGGCTTAAATTTCTATCCCTGACAATTCCGTGTAGTATCTCATGCCATAGCGTCTCTTCTTTCGCTTGATCGCCTATACTCTCTAACATCTCTATTAAAGCTAAGTCATAGCTTATTTTACCTTTACATTCACGACTGTTTACCAATAATGGCCCGGCCACTATTTTAATGTCGTACTCTGTGCCGCCTATTCTTACTTTATCCATTTCGTGTTTGCCTCCACCGTCTCCCTACTCTCTTATACGCTGAGTGTGCCATCAATCCGCATATCTCACCAAGCCCTATAGGCTTATCTATCATGGCCATAAGTTTAGCGTATGTAATTGGTTGTCTCTCTTTTATGTATTGTCCTATTGTCATGACAATGTACTCCTTTCCCAAATAAAAAAGAGCCTTTCGGCTCATTGTTCTCTCTTCTGACCTATATTTCGACATCCTCCGCAATCGATAAGGTTTATACTTATTTTGGAAGGGAGGTGGAAATATTATGGGGAGGCGTTATTCCTATCCGTTTAACGGAAAACGTTTCATCGGAAACACCAATACTAATGAAGTTCACGATCTTGATAATGAAAAATCCGGATGTCGAATTGATGAAATTAATACCAGCCATGTAAAAACCTTTAATCCGGATACCCATCAACAGGCTAAAAATGAAGGATTTGATAATTGCTATTGGTGTATTGGTAACTCAAATTATTAGTACTTTAAGTCACGCAGGGGATAGCATGCACTAGATGCCATTCCCTGCAATCTTTTTCTGTAATACAACCACTTTTTAGATGCATCTGCCATATATTACATTTCTGACCGTTTGCATAATAAAAAGGGAATGGAATATATTCCAATTTTTTTGCTAAATATATGCTTTGTTCATCAATAAGGGCTATAGGTGGAGAAATGATTTCTTTCCACGATCCTGACTCATTTTGATATATCTGGATTTGCCCAGCTTTACCATGGCCACAACAGCAGCCTAAAGTTAACACACCTTTGTCGTTTAATTCTTGGATCTCATCTGCTATACAAGCATCAACCATTACAATTTTTTTGCTTTGCTTTGGGTTTATTACTTCAACTTGTTTACAGGTATTACTGTCACACATATTTTGATCACTCCGGGTTCATGATTGGTCTTTATGATATTTTATGCGAAATGTTCAAAGTTTTTATGCATCGTAAAAAAGACCATCCATTTCAGGCGGTCTTTTTATATACCAAAATAGTAATATATCTATTTTAAAATCTTGCATTAAAATCTTTGCGCACTCCTTGATAATCTTTAAATTCCTCTTTGGAATATCTTTTCCCTGGAATATTCTCAATATAAGCTATAAACTCATCTTCATTTATAAGCGTACTCCCTACCGCAAGCCCCGTGAATTTATCAACAATTTCTTTAATGTTACCAATGAAACGCTCTGCGGTTAGAATGCTATGAATTATTATCTCGTTGCCTTCAATATACGAATTTTCAATCTCAAAATCATAATGATGCCGGGACAAAATCCTGTTTAGTATGAGTAACACTGAAATCATATTATCATTATCTTTAATTGAACAACATTTAAGCAAATTATCTAAAGTAAATTCATCAATTGGTTTTTCATCAAACAATAAATATCCGCAGAATTGAATTAGTTTTGAATGCTTTGAAAATAACTGGACCTTGTCTCTGTTCACTGGTTCTAAAATATATCCATTTTTGTAATGATCAATATCTATTCTAAATCCAATTTCCATCATTTTGGGATTTAGTTCAGTAACCATAAGCTTTATGAAGGATGGTTCTTCAATTCTATGAGCTGTTCCCCATGTAATTCGCCCATTCTTTTTAAGCATATCGAGGATGGCCTTTTGACCATTTATCTTTAACCAAGAACGTATTTCCTTTGTTGGTATATACTTATCGTTATGATGAGCGGAAATATAATCATCAATCTCATGAATCAATTGTTTCTGCCGTTTCAATATGCCCCCAAACTGTTCTGAACAGTCAATACCGACTCTTTCCTCAAGGTAATAATCCAATAACCTGGATGCCTCGTTTCCTAATTCGAAGTATGGATTTTCTAAGCTCATCGGTATTATTATTTCGCAGTTATCGATTTTATTGTTCCATTCACCAATTATTCTATGGATTCCCGGTATAACATCATTCAAATCGCTTAATAACCTATTTCTAGTTGCTTCTTTTTTTAATTGAGTTATATTTTTGCCTTTGTAATCGTGTTTCCAAGAATCCCAAAAATGTTTGATACACTCACTTCCTACATTTAGAGAATTCTTATTTATTTTATTTTCAATGTAAAATATATGTCTATTTTTTACATTGTCCAGTGAACAACGCATCCAATTTGATGGATCAGGCCCCTTATCTTGTATTCTTTTAAGATCACCCTCCCATTCATCGATAGCGATTTTCAGGGTAGGAAAATACATATTTTCAAAGAAATTCTTTTGTCTTTCCGGTAACCCTTCTATAAATTCATTGGTAATATTTTTGTTTTGTCCAAGGAGTTCCAAAATATCCGGGTATTGTTTTATTACCTCACTATAAATTAAAAGTGTTCTCTCTTTCATCTTTATTGTTTTGGACATATGCAAAAACCCCCTTATTTTCCAGTATTTCGATAATAAAGGGGCTTTTTCCTTTTATTGCATAATATTTGTATCATACAAATTCTAACATAGGTAAAAGGCCCCTACAAGGACACGGTTTCCGCTATGAACCGGACATAAAGCGGATATTTTCATTCAATGCATCAGCACCAAAAAGCATGATCTTGATTTTATTTACCAGTCTGTTTTTATTACGCCTTATTGTTCTTTCCTCACAATCGAATCTTTCCGCAATATCTTCCATAGTCATTACATCCCAAAATTTCATCGGTATGATCTCATAATACTTGTCGTCATATATTGTTTCTAAAGCTCTCTCAATTCTCATAACTTCTTGCCTAGTTCGCATCATGCTTGATTTAATGCTTTGAGTATATTGCATTATGTCAAGGCCATGGCTACCGGTACTACGACTTGTATATAATACTATGTCTTTTGACCTTTTATTTTCCGGCTCAGTATAAGCTTCCGGGTCGTAAAGGAACTCTTCATCTTGGGAAACCTTAAGCTTTAATGCTGGGTAATTGTATAGTAAAATCTCTGTTTCCCTGAAGTAATTATGATTTGTTATATCAATATGATTTACTGCGTTTGCACTGTCCTGAGCTGCTTTATTTACTGCGGTTTTAATTATTTTCAACACTTCTGGGTCTAATTTCTTTGACAAGTTAACCCCTCCTCGTCATACTGCAAAATTACTGTAGTTCTTGAAGTACTCTTCTTTCCTTAACCCCAAAAATCAATCTATATGCCATCCTAACCCTAGCCATAAGTGGAAAGCCAGGTGACCATTCCCAAGCCGTCCCGGATTGATCTTTAATCTTCTCTGATCTCTCAACCTGGTCTAAAATCATTTCAAATGTCCCTTTAGGATCAACCATCATACAGAAACAAAGGTGATCATAAAACTGTTCGTGCGCTTCTCTTTCTTCAAACAGCTTATCTTTTAATACTTCATTTTGCACAATTAACTTTTCTGATGCATCATTTGCCCTGGTAATCGTCTCAATATTTGCAGCCATAGCTTTAATGCTTGAGTCCTGAAGCTCTTTATAATTCAGCTTTGATACAGAAATATAGGTATTATACATAAGCTCTTTTTCCTTGGGATCTTGCTCATTACTAATCCGATGCTCTAAGTCTTTTAGATACTCTACTCTGTTAGTAATAACACTTAGTTCTTGGATTAAAACCTCATAAGGGTTTGTTTTTTCTGTATTGTTCAATTCTCTTGTCCTCCTGGATAATTTCATATCTGAAAACCGTTTAAGCGTTCTTTCTCTGTAGTATTACATAAGCCAAGCGTGTTAATGATGTCATTTAACCCGGCTAATATTTTCTGAAACTCTGGCATCCACTTCTCTACCCGAGAGTCGTCCGTCCGATCCGGGGAGTCCATCCATTCTGCAGCCCTCTTCTGCCTCTCCAGGAGTCGATTGTATTCTCTCTTGAGTTCCAATGTCTCTGGCAAGCCCCCTCACCTCTTCCTTCATCCGTTCCCCTGCGTCAACACCCGTCCGGAAAGCATCTGCCCATATTAACTTTTCCCGATTATTTCTAAGCCCTAACCAGGTAATTTTTATTCCGCTCATGTTTCCACCTCATCCCAAGGGCAAGGTATTTGTACTTCGGTTCCCCATTCGTATTTCTCACGGTTTTCCCAACCGTAAATTACTTCCTCCCTGGTGCAGTTGTTATAAAATCTCAATGTTCTTGGACTGAAATTATACTTAAAAGCTTTTCTTTCTCCAGATTCACGGTCTTTCAGGCTGGTAATGATCGCGTCACATTCTCTATCCGGGCTCCATACCCTCTCAACCGCTATGATATTATCGGCCTTATTAGGGATGTTGTTACTGCCGGAAATATCGGTTTTAGTAAGGTTCCCTTCGTCCTTTTTGATCTCGCACTTTTCCTTGTTCGGGTGAGCTACGAGAACTACATGAGCCCTGCCGTTGCCGGCAAAGTCTTTACAGCGTTGGACAAAATTAGCTTGGTCTGAATAAAGGCTGTCTGCATTCTCTTCCAGCTTCGACATCAGGTTATCAATGATAAAAAGTTTCACTCCGTAGCGTTTGGCAGCTAGAGCCATCAACTCAAAGAATTTATCCAGGTCTTTAGCAATTTTCTCTTCCTTCCGATCGAATAGATAAAGTATCCCTTCATGCCATTGTTTAATTTGCTTGACTATTTCCGGCTTTATTTCCCTCTTTATCCTGTACTTTGCCTGAGTCTCTTGCATATGGGCTTGTTTGTTGCCAACTATTTGTTTATAAAGCCAGTCCTGAATTTTAAATTCTGACATTTCCCCGGAATACAAGAAGGTTTTGACTTTCTTCTCAAGGCAGTGAGCGATAATCTGACTTATAAAAGTCGTTTTTCCCTCTCCGTTCCTGCCGAAAACTATAGTCAATTCTCCTTCCTTCCAGTCCTCGACATGGCTGTCATATTCAAAAAAACCTGTCTCAATCCCTGATTCGTTGGCTATTTTGTATTCGACATGAGATAAATCCAAGAGACCGTTCGGTATTTGCTTTGATGCGCTTTCAATGATTTCCAAAACCTTTTCAGGTCCGTATTTGTAAAGGACTTCATTAGCATCTTTCAGGTCTTCGGCGTGAACTACTTTCACATTGTCGAGCCTGCGGGAAATGTTATCGGCCATGTTTATTCCAGCTTTGTCATTATCGGCCCATAAGATGACCTCTCGACCTTTCAGCCAGTCCCAGCAAGTGTCAATCCATGTCAGGCTATTCGCTCCACTGGGGACGCTTGCCACGTTTTTGTATCCACTTTGCCAGATTGCCATTGCGTCCGGCTGGCCCTCTGTAATCACTAAGGGCTTACCATCTTCCACATGCCACATCCCCCAGAGAATTGGCTCGGTATTCTTTTCACAACCGCCTTTTAATCCGCCCTGCTTTATTTCCCGATATGTCACATGCTTCAGGGTGTTATCTTGAAAATACTGAAAAACATATACATTGACGCCGTTCCAGGTTGATTCCTTAACTCTCCATGCATCCAAGGTTTGTTTCGTTATCTTACGGACCGCCATCAAGTCAATCGCTGCTTTTGATAATTCCCGCATCTTAATTTGCGGAAGAATGTATTGCTTTTTAGTGGCTCGGTTAGGCTCTAGGGTAAAGCCTATCATGTCGGCAACCCTCTCTTTTGCTTCGATGAAACTTAAATTTTCGAACTTCGTTAGGTAATCGTAAATATCGATCTTTCCGCCGCAAGCATGGCACCTCCACATTAGACCGTCTTTAAACCATGACATAGAGGGGTTCTTATCGGGATGTAGCGGGCACAGGATCAATTCCGTTTTGTTTGGCTTAATATTTAATCCCGATAAAATAATATCTCTGGCTCGTTGCCCTAATGATTCCTTGAGTTCTGTACTGTCCATCAGTAATCATCCCGTCTGATTATTTTTTCAGGATTAGCCACCGTCACCCCAAAGGGACCGTTATATTGATTTTCTGGCCCGTCTCTCTCCTCATAATTCCCATCTAAGAAATCCTTATAGCCAGAATTGAAAAATGTTGAGCCATATTGCCAATGTTGCCAGCTTGGCTTTGCTTTTTTATAACGGTCAATGCATCTTGCAATAATCTCAATTCCTAGTTTTTCGATGCTATCTTTGGTTGAATCCCTAATTTGCCCCTTTCCCCTCTTAAGGGGATACTTCTTCCATACCTCATCGAAGACAGGGAATGAACGCTCCTCCTTATTCTTCTTGGTCCTATAAGATCTTTTTGACGGCTCATTTGTTTTTGCTTCTAAGACTGGTTCCTCAAAAAGATCCTGCCCGGAATTATGGGGTGCACTCTCACCGGCGAAAAAATTTTCGCCTAATATATTTTCTTTAGAGTTTTCTTTATTTCTTTCTTGGTGGGTAGTTTCACCCATAGATCCTTGGGTGATTTCACCCATGTTTAGGGGGTGATTTTGCCCATGGTCTATTTCACCCAGGGCAGTTTCACCCAGGGTGATTTCACCCATGTTTGTTTTGTCCGGCAATAATATCCATCCATCATAGTTTTTGTTGAATGAAATTACTCGTTTGGTTTTATTAATGGTTTGGATAATAATTTTTCTCTCTTCTAATCTTTTTAGTTCCCGCCGAATGTTTCTAATATCGAAACCGGTTGCATTTCCAAGGAAGGTTAAAGACATATTATGTTCTTTCCTACCAAACCCATAGGTATAGCGCCAAATCACAAAAATAAGGCTGTATTGGGTAGGACTTAGCCTCAATTTAGCAATGTGTTCCAATATTTCGTTTGCTATTCTTGTGTATCCGTTTTCAACTTGAACATCCGCAGCCATTTGAGCACTCCTACCCCTTCTACTTAGATATTTATGCATTACCACATTATCATCAGTTCCAAAGGCTCATGTTCTGGTTTATTCTTGGTCGTGATATCAAGATTTAATAATCGTGAAAATAATCGCAAGAATTTCTCTTTCTCCATGGAGATTGAATGTCCATTTTTATCTGATTCAAATAGATTAAAATAGAGCTCTCCGGAATCCTCATGGACACTTAAAACTTTATTGCCATCTTTATTTGCTATCTCAATTTTAAGTAAGCCTTTCATAAGTGTGGACTTTTCATTCTTTACTGATAATTCGCAGGTGCAGGGTTCAAGATTTTCTTTCCAGCTGATTATTGTATTTTTGTATAGGGATCTTACCCCTAAGCGAACTAACTCTTTCTGACACAGTGGGCATTTTGTTGGGACCGGCTTTGCGGATAAAACCACAAAGCCGTAGTCCTCTATTTCGCCCGTAGTAAGAAATGCCGGGGTATCGATCATTTCTTTCCTTGATAAAACTCTTATAGTGTTCATACTGAATAGGCTACACTAAACTGGACAGTTTTCTTAAGGTCTTGTAAATTAAAAGTAAT